AGCCACTGTTAGATATACAGAATATACTTTGGATAATAAAGTACATAGTGTGGATCAGATTGATTATTATGATATTACTGAAATGAATAATCAGATACTAACGGCTGTAACCTGTGGATTAGATGTGGATGTTTCAACGATAATTAATACAGATTTGTTAGAAAAAAGAATTAAAAGCTGGACATAATTTACTGCTGTGCTAGATTAATAGAACCAATAAAATAGAATATTCTATGGAACTCAAGCATACAGAGATCCTTACTAATAAATCAGAAGTAAACTTTTCAGAGGGTAAGGTAACTAAGGTAGAAGAGATAGATAATGTACTACATATATCATTTCAACAGGAAAGTGACGATGTAATTAATAAATGGATAATTACACTAACCAGAGATCAGTTTTCACATATTACCAGAGAAGTTAATGTAAAGCCTCTCAGTAATGAACAGTTAAAAGCGATCCACTCAAAGAAGGTAGAAGAGCCAGCAAAGGTATCCGTAGTGACTGAGCCAGTGGTTGAAATGACTATACCTGTAAAGATTACTAATCCTAAGAAATATACACATCTTCCTACACAGGATGAGCCTCCAATGAATTGGAAGAATAAAGAGCCTGAAAGAGAAGCAAGAAGAATACGATCCAGGATAGATGAAAGTAAAGTTAGCTGTTTACTGGACTTTATATTTAAGTGGCATAAGAATAACCAATATAAAGCTAACAATAAGACTGCTAAATATTCACTGGCTCATCTACTGAAAACACATATTCCTACCACATGGCATATTGATTTTCAAACTTGCAGACGTATTTATCTTGGACAGTCTTACAAAGAAGTTACTTCAGCATACAGATTAAAGTGGATAGGTTTAGTTTCTGAATTAAAAGCCAGAGGTTTTCACACAGAGGTACCAGATTATATTAGAAAACACTATGCAGTTTAAATTTATTGTGCTACAGTAGTAATGCAGTTTATTTGGTCCTTCCATGACCTCACAAAATTACACCGTATATTACGGTATCAAAGAACTTTACAGACTTCATACAGCACACAGCATTGCGTTTGATACTGAAACCTTACAACTACAACCAGAGAAAGGTAAGTTACGTCTACTTCAGCTAGGCAGCTATTCATCACGATCCATTGTGGTGATAGATTGTTTTGATTTAGTAGACAAAGATTGGGATTATCTCATACGTTTCTTCAGCAGCATGAAGAGACACTGGCTTGCTCATAATGCAGTGTTTGATCTTGGCTGGTTGCAGGAACATGACATCTATCCTAATGGTCTTGTTAGATGCAGCATGATAGCCAGCAGATTACTTACCAATGGTATTCCTCAAGTTAAACACGGTTTAGCTGATGTAGCTTTACGTCATCTAAACAGAGAAGTATCTAAAGAACAGCAGAGATCAGACTGGAGTTTAGAAAAATTAACTAAAGAACAGCTTGAGTATGCTGCTACTGATATTGAAGTGTTGCTTGAACTTGATGCCACATTAAACTACAAGATAGCTTCAGCTAGATTAGGCAAGGCATTTACTTTAGAGTGTAATGCACTTCCAGCTATGGCTCAGATGTGGAGAACTGGTTTACCTTGGAATAAAGAATCATTAGAGCAATGTCTTATAGATTATGAAGATGATGCCAAAGAAATGGGTAAAGAGTTTATACGTGAGTTAGACAATGCTTTACCAGAAGATCATAAACTACCACGGGATGATGATGGAGAGTTTAATTTACGTGCGAAAGACGAAGGATCTATTCGCTTAGGCACTAAAAAGTACAAAGGCTTCAATATAAAAAGCTCTAAACAGTTACTAGAAAAGCTGGAGATACTACTAAAGTATTCACCCACAGATAGTAAGGGTAAAAAATCTGTATCTAGAGAAGCGTTGCGTAAATGTGCTGCTGATTCTGAAGCGATCCAAACACTTATGAATTGGAAAAAGACAGAGAAGCGTAGACAGATGCTTGCCAGTATCCAGGAAAAAATGGCCGATGATGGTTTTGTTAGGGCATCTTATATGCAGCTTGGAGCAGATACAGGAAGAATGTCCAGTATCAAACCTAATAATCAACAGATACCTAGAGACTCTGAGTTTAGACAATGTGTTGAAGCTCCAGAAGGTTGGTTGATTGTTGACGCTGACTTTTCACAGATGGAGTTACGACTAGCTGCTGCACTTGCTAATGACAAGAACATGATAAAAGCATTTAAAGATGGTGCAGATTTGCATGATTACACTGCCGAGCAGATGGGTTGCGATAGGCAGATAGCTAAATCAGCGAACTTCGGTTTACTTTATGGAGCTGGTTCGGAAGGTCTACGTAACTACGCAGGTAGTAGTGGGGTATTGATGACGCTTGATGAAGCAGGTAAAGTTCGTGACAACTGGCTAAATGCCTATAGTGGTATTCGTGATTGGCAGAGTAAGAATTATCTTGAAGCAAAAGAGACTAAAGATGATGACTGGGCTGAGACTAGGGTTCCTGTTTCTGGCATGAGACGATTTCTAAAAGGTGATCTTAACAGAATTACTGTTAGATGTAACACACCCATACAAGGTGCAGGTGCAGCTATTCTTAAATGTGCACTTGGAAAGATATGGTCTAAGGTCAAAGATGCTGGTGAAGATACTGTAAAGATTGCAGCAGCAGTACATGATGAGATACTTCTTTTGGTTCGTGAAGAACACGCAGAAGAGTGGGCTAAAACACTGAAAGAAGTTATGGAACTATCTGAATCTCTATGGTTAGGTGAAATACCTGCATTAGCAGAAGTACAGATAGGTAAAACATGGAGGGAGGTGCACTAATGAGTAAAAGAACCACTGAATTTGGAGAAATGCCTAATGTCTTTATGGAATACATAGGTAAAACACCAAAAGTAAAAGTAAGAAGGCGTAGACCTACAAAGAAAAAACCCAAAGTTAAACTAAATAAACCTGAAGGTTTTTAGTATAATTAGCTGCTTATTTCAGGTTTTGTGCTAGAGTAGTACAAGACAGGTTATTTCATGGCTATCGTTCACGGCAACAAAACTTACTTCCAAGTATTAGTCGATCCAAATAGAGCTAATTTGGCTCAAGAGTTGGCAGACAAAGAGGGTATCAAAGCTACAGCCTGGGTTAGAAACTTAATCTACTCAGAACTGGAGCGAGCATACCCTAAGTCTGTTTATGATATGGCTAAGGCAGAAGATATAGTTGTATGGCAGAAATCTGTTCGTAAAAGAATTGAAGGCAGAAAAGCTAACAAAGCATGAAACCAATTATTCCAAGAAGTACACAGGACAAGCGTAACCTTAAAAAGATAAGAGACTGGAAGTGCAAACAACTTATGCGAACCTTCTTAGATCACACTCTTAGAGGAGTAGAGCACCATATAAATATAAAAGATGATTACACAGCCCACGTTACATACGAAGGTAATTATGAATTGTCTGTTAAACAAAAACTAGAGCTAACTAAATATAACTTTCAAATAAACCAAATACATAAAAAACTGCTTAGTCAATTTTCTCACGCAGACGTTGAAGCAGCAATTTTAAACGACTAGATTTTTCTCTTTCTCTTTCTCGTGCCTTTAAGTCAGACAAGGCTACCTCTAGCTCTACTAGACGAAGTAGTGCATGAGATAGTACAGATTCAGTTTTTGCATGGTTTTTCATAAGGTCAATACAAAAAGACCTTATCTTGTCTATATCATTACAAGCCTTAACTTCCCTGCATCGTAGCTCTACTGTTAACTCTGTTTCGGGATCTAAATTCCCGAAGATCATTTTCATAAAGCCTCTATCTCTCATATCACTGTAGACTTGTGGTAGAACCTGGAAACATCCTGGATTCAATAAAAGCCACTGCCTGGTCGTCTATACTGTTGTCCGTTTGTTTGGCTATTGCCTTTAACAGATCCACAATTAATCTCTTCATTGCTTTCGATTTGATAAAGACTAGAAGGATAGGTTTTAAAATTTTTACCATCGTTTTTATTGTGTTACTTCCCAAACATAGCTAACTTGCTAGTATTAGACAAGAATCTTTACTTTTATGGTTGAAGAACAGGAAGAAAAAGAGGGTACGGATTGGGGAGAAATCTTTGGTCACGGTGTCCGATTTATGATTCTTTGCTGGAGTTTGGCGATGATGACTCTCGGATACATGGATAAGATTCGCAACGATGGAGCGTTTTTAGCTGGCTTGACCAGTGGGGTGCTAGGTTCATACGGTATATCCGTTAACAAAAAGAAACCTACAAACGCTGCTAAAATAGTAGATAACAAGGACACTAAGGTAGGAATCCAATGAAAAAACTAATCCCATTTTTATTTCTTGTATCTGCACCAGCTTATGCGGACATGAATCATTCCATATCATCTAGTGTAAAGTTTGAATCTTTATCGGCTGCAAGTACAGCAGATAAAATCGGATCTAGTTACAGCATCTC